AATTGTGGCCATGCTGGACAAGCAGCAAAAGCAACGCGACCGGGCAAACAAGCGCTGGCACAAACCAGCCAGTGAAGACGGCAATGCAGCTCCCGATGCCACGGCAATGCCACGGCATGAAGAAAGCAATGCCACGGCATCAAACGCAGATGCCACGGCAATGCCACCAACACCAACACCAACACCAACACCAACACCAACACCAATTAAAGGTAAGAGCGCAAGCGCCAAGCGGGACAAGCCCGCTTCTGTCACCCAACCCGAAGACGTGAGCGAATCGGTTTGGCAAGACTTCTTGGCTGTCCGACAAGCCAAACGCGCACCGCTCACCAACACCGCATTGGACAACATACGCCGCGAGGCTGGTAAGGCTGGCATGACGCTGCAAGCTACCTTGGCTATGTGTTGCGCACGCGGGTGGAGCGGATTCAATGCGAGCTGGGAAGGCGTGAAAAACTTTACCAACCCGGTTCAACAAACTGGCGAAACCCAGTACCAGCGTGCAGCGCGTGAGCGTGCCGCCGAGTGGTCCCCGTCGATTGCCAAGGGTGCCCCCGCACTTGAGCGCCAGCTTGGCCAAGTCATTGAGGGTGACGTGGTGGAAGTCAAAAACAACTTGCTGGGGGCCGCATGAGTTTGCCAATGCCTTGGGTTGACAAGATTTTCGCCAAGCTCCAGCTGACGTATGGCCGCGCCTTCATCCTGCAATACGACGGGCTTGAGCCTGCCGCAGTGAAATCCGACTGGGCGCATGAGTTGGCCGGGTACGAAAACCACCCCGATTCAATCGCGTTTGCGCTGCAAAACCTGCCAATGGACAAGCCGCCAAACGTCCTGCAATTCCGCGCCATGTGTCGTAAGGCACCACCGCCCGTGTTCAAAGCGCTGCCCGTGCCAGAGCCAACGCCAGAGCAACGCGCCAAGGTGCGCCGAATGATTGGCGAATTACGTGACCGCATGACGGGCAAGAAGGTGGGGGCGTGACATGCGAACCTGCGAACAACTTGGAATATGCCAAGGCCGAGGCTGCGCAACCTGCGTGCCCCGCGTGCGAATCAGCCGCGAAGAAGCCATTGAGCGGGATTTACCGATTTACATGCGTGCAGTGCTGCGCCCGGCTGGTGCTCAGTGCGCACCCGGACAAGCGCCAAGCGTCAGCCATGTTGGCAGCGATTGCGAGATTTCGGGGCAGCCCTTCGCGGGCCGACGTTTTGGAGTGCGTGCGCCAACACCTGACGAAACCCCCCTCAGTGTTGAAGAAGTCCGAATCGGACTAAGGGCGGGCGTTTTATGAAGGCAATGCTTGTGAAGACAGAGAGCGGCTTACGCGGCTCGACCATCAAGGACCATGAGGCGTGGACCAAGTTCAAGCGTCGCCTTGAGACCTTGAAGCCCGGAAGCTGGTTGCGCATTGAATGCGTCAAGCCACGCAACGGCCAACACCACCGAAAGCTCTTTGCCTTGCTCACGCTGGTGGCCGAAAACTCCGAGACCTATGACACCACCGAGAAAGCCTTGGTGGCCGTCAAGTTGGTGAGCGGGCACGCCGAGCCGTTCATTGACCCAGCCACGGGCCAGCTCATGCAGCTGCCCAAGTCGATTGCCTATGACGCAATGGACCAAGACGAATTTGACGAGTTCTATTCCGCCGCGATTGACGGCGTGTTGCGCCACATCCTGCCCCACATCGACAAGGTGCAGGCCGAGCGATTGATTGACATGATTGTTTCGGGGTGGGCATGAAGGGACGTACACCAAACAAATCTGAGAAGGCATTGCACAACGCAATGGCCGCGCTGGGTTGCATTGCCTGCCGCAAG